AACCTGCCGCGCGGCGACATCTGGTACTGCCCGAAACGCAAGATCGTGTTCTGCGCGCCCAGCCGATACAGCGCGGGGATGCACACCGCGAGCAGCGCTATATGCGTTACAGGCGAAGACTATTTCGAGGACTGGTTTACAAACGAGGTGCTGGGGATCGTGCCGGGTAATCCGCCGTCGCCGCAAACGCTGCTCTATCACGGTGAAAGCGAATCGCTGTTCGTCGAGAAAGATCGCGGTGAAGCAGTACGCATCTTATCCGGCCCCGATGGCGTTGATGACGTAACGCTGAGTCAAGAGTTTTGGGAAAGATACATGGGTCAACCGGGGTACTTATGAGCAAACGCAAGTTGTGGTTCGATCGATTCGCGAAGAAATTCTACGAGAGTGCGCAGGGTGTTGAACCGCCGATCATGGCGACCGAGCGCATCGAGCATATCGTCGACGTAACGGGACTAGACTACTTTGAGGACTGGCACGCCAACAACGAGTTAGGCGTGTCGCATCTGGCAGAGCCGCCGCCTGCCGATATGAACGCGTTCGGCCGGCGTGCGCAACAACACGCGATAGCGCTGCAGCAGGCCGGGCACAAGTGGAGCTAGACCAACGCGCTGACGTTCTCGGCGCGTAACCCTTTCCGGTATTTCGAGTACACCTTCGCTGTCGCTTCCGCCTTCGTGATCTGGCCGTCTTTGTTCGCATCGAGACCGGCGTTCTGCCGGTATGCTACGCCAGGGCCATTGAACAACACTGCGCTGTCGGGCCGGCCGACATACCTTGGCATCAGGATCGCCATGTACATATCGCTGAGCGTGTACACGCGCGCGTAATACGGCTTGAAGTAGCGCTGCACATAGTCCAGCTGCTCTACGGCGGTCATGGCCGCTAAACGCTCCGTGGTGGTGCCCAGGCCCTCGGCCGTCGCCGGCATGAACTGGATCAGCCCTGTAGCGCCGCTGCCGGCCATGTTCTTCACCGAAGGGCTGAAGGTCTCGCCGGACTCAAACGCCATGCACGCCATCAGCCAGGACGCATGACCGTCGCTCCACCGAAACTGTTTGCAGATATCGCGTACGCGGAATCGAAACACCGCATCGACTTTTTGACCCCAGGCCAATTGACTCATTTTCGGCACACCTCGTTGACGTAGGCTTGCAAGCCCTGCAGCTGGTTCGCTACCTCTCGGTAGGCTTTGTAGTTGTCTGTGACGACGGGGAGGGCGTCAGCGTCTGTAACGGTGCCGGTGGCCGCATCAACGCCGCTTCCGGCGCTGGCGGGGGCAGGCAAGCCGGTTGCAGCGCTGTCGTGGAGTTGCACCCACCGAGCAGGCAACAGGCAATGATCAACGGTCTTGTCGGTGACATACCGGATAACCTCTTTCGTCAGCGTGCGGTACTCGACGCGGATAATATCGTCGCCCTTGATAAACTCGGTCTTGACCCGTTCGTTGCCGGCGCTCTGCTGCGCCTGTTTGGCGACGGCGACATCGAGGCGTGCCTTTTCAGCGATAGCCCAGTCGCGCTGTGCGCTCGCCAGCCGCGTTTCCCAGCGTAGCCCGTTGAAGTACGCGCCCGCAGCGGCCGACAGCACCAGCGCGCCGCCTGTGAGCCAAATTCGCAGCTGCGGAGAGAGGATCATGCCGGGTGTGCGCAGCGCGCTCGATGTTTACGGCCACTGCGCGAGTCGATCATGCGGTGCAGCAGGCCCAGGTAAAACATGCCGTTCATGAAGCCGTACGCATTCCACAACGCAATCGTTGAATTCGATGCAGTGGACGAGATGGGGTTGATGTAATACGAAACGGCGCGAGCGAGGATGAACATGATGCACGTAGCAAGTAAGAATGCGGCAACGGTGCGGTCGCTATCACGTGCATCGCCGCGCGTAATGAAGAACTGTGTAGCGCGAACGATGCAGGACAGATGCAGCAGCAGAGTTAAGAATGAAAGGATCAACATGCGATTACCTCGCCTTGTCGAGATATTTAACTGTCAGCTCTTTGATCTTCACTTCTAAAACAGCCAAGACCGGAAACGTACAAAAGCCGAAGCCCATTAACAGCTCATCCCGATACGGCGAGTCTGGCGGGATAAAGCCCCCGATGAAATTGCCGACGAAGGTAGCGAGGAACAGCAGCATTAAAAACTTCGTCAGCGAGAACGTTTGATTTTCATTTTTCAACATCGCATACACATAGTTGGCTGCTGCGCCGTACGAAGCGAGCAACCCGAACTCGGTGATCTTCGTCAGCTTCGCGAGCATTGCCGCCCAAAAATCCGGCATGATTATATTCTCCTGGTTGCGGTCGCGAACATCTGTGCAGAAGATAACGTATAGAGCAAATAATTACTAGGCATCGGGCCACGCCTGCTTGACCGGCGCGAAGTTTTCAGTGTAGCGGCCGACCCCTTTTGTAATCCGCACGTCGTCGATGTTGCCGACGAAATCGCCGACCGCATTGCGTGTTGCCACTTGCGCGCCGATTGCAAATATCGTCGTTGCGTACGTGTAGCTCGCGCTAGTTACAATCGAGCCGCACAACTGGCCGTCGATGAACATGCGCGTTGTACCTATCGCTCGCGACACGGCCACGTGATGCCAGTTGCCATCGTTCACCAGCAGCGTGCCGGTAGAGGTGAACGCGCCACCGGCCGGGCTAATCCAGTTTAACCGGCCGGTCGTTACTTGAACCGCGAGTTGCCATGTGGCTTGCGCTGCGGTCCAGTAGTCGAATATCACTTGATTCTTAGTGGTGTTGCTGGTGCGCAGCCAACATTCAACGGTGTAGTCGCCCTGCCCAAATTGGAAGTCCACGTGTCCGGGTGTCTGTATCCAATCGTCGGTGCCATCGAGCAGCGCACTCGCGCCACCAAACTTCGACTGCGCAGTGCTGATCTGCGCGTTGCCGTTCGCGGTCATCGTCTTGCCGATCTGATCCGTGAACGTCGTTGATCCGTTCGTGCCGTCCATATGCAGCAGCAGTTTTGTTTCGGCGAAGAAAGGATCGACGGTTTTAGCAACGACGTTTTGTTCCGGGAACGCATCGCGCGTAACGACGAACGTCTTGTTGTATCGGCACGCGCGCGTAATACGCAGCTCGTCGATGTTGCCCGCCCAGTCTTGCGCAGTGAGACCCGAGCCGGGGTTACGGCCGACATACAACAGCGAGGTACTGGCCTGCACGGTGAGCGCGCTATACCCGGACGCTTCTAGGTTGCCGTTCACGAAGATCGACCACCGACCTTTTCGCGCAGTAGCCGCCACGTGGTACCACGTGGTCGACGACAACACTGTCGTACCGGTGAGATCAACGATTATCGCGCCGGACGTTCCGCCCACTTGAAGCCGAAGTTTACCGGCCTCGGTGTACAGTGCCCATTCGTTGTGCGTGCCGTCTGTCATCTTGCACACGATCATTTTTGCCGGCGTTATGTTCGTCGAGCGCACCCACGCTTCCACGGTGAAATTCGGATTCGCCGAGGTCGATAAGTCGGCATGGTGGGGCACCGTCAAGAAATCACCCGTGCCGTCGAACAAGCCGGACGCTAAACCGAATTTGAATTGCGCAGTGCTGATCTGCGCGTTGCCGTTCGGCGTTACCGTGCGTCCGGTTACTTCGGTAAACACCGTCGATGCGTTAGCGCCTTCAAAGTGCATCAACAGCGACAGCTTGTCGTAGAACGCATCTTCGCGATACGTCACTTGATTAGTGCCGAGTTTAAAATGCGCGAGGCTTGTCGTTGCGGACAATGCGGAGCCGTACACCGACACCTCGTCGATCACGCCGTCGAGCGGCGGACGTGCATCGTGCCCTGTTGTGCTAGTCGCTTCGGCGCCGATCAGCAGCGAATTGTTGTTCGCGTATTGGATCGGGTAAGTCGCGCCCGCGTCATTCGTGCCGACAGCAACGCCGTCAACATAGAACACCGTATAGCGGCCGTCGTAGGTTGCCATGAAGTGGTACACGACACCCGCGACTAAATTACTCAGCGCGTAGTCAACCTGCGCGTAGGCGCCATTGCGTCGCAGGAAAAACGTCAACATGCCGGTCGCGTTGCTGAGCGTGAACGCGTAGCCGCCCGCTTCCGTTTTCGATAACAACGACTGCTCGGTTGTAGGCCCGACAGGAAAACTGTTGAACTTCACCCACAGCTCGACGGCCACCGCTGCTGTCGGCGCTAGCGCGGCTACGTACGGTACCTCGACCCACTGCGTGCCTGCAGGGAAGCTGGTCGCCTTTTCGGTGCTGGCGGGTATCAACAAGCCGGCTACTGCTGTCTGCCCTATCGCTGCGGTCCCGGTGCGGCCGTTGCCCGATGCGTCCCGTACCGCAGTGCCCGATGCCTGCCCGAGTTTCCAATACGCAAGCGGTACATCGAGATTCACGCGCAGCGAATAAATGCTCGTTGTCACAACACGCGTCACCGAGTGAACGAACTTTTGCCAGCTGGTTATCGCGCTGCGCAACGTCTCTATTTCAATGCGCACTTCTGTTTCTTCGCCGATCTCGGTTTCACTCGCGGTGTGCGTTGGCGACGTGAGTCCGGCTGCGGTAAACAGCAGCGCGTTGTCGGATACTCGATAATATCGCGCGGTGTATGTCACGCCAGCTTCAGGCCCGATGTTCGCCGCCGTCCAGGCTACCGGGTCCACAGTTTGAATAGTGCGGTCACGACCTACCCACGTAGACACGATGTCGTCGACCACATCGACCGGAAAGTATTCCGTGTTGATCTTCACGTTTGCAGGCGGGTACGGTTTCTGCTGACGGCCGAGCAGCGTGTAGTTGCGCGCGGTTGCAGCGGCAATGTCCATGCGCTCGTCCGCAGTCTCGGGCGCCATCTTGTAGGTAACGGTTTCGCCCGCGTGCCGCTCTGTCGTTTCGTCCACTACGAAAGCGTCACCGACGATCCACAGCCGCGCGCCATTCGAGTGTTTGACCGGAACCGTATCGAAGATGCCGCGCACCAGCGTAATTGCTTGCGTACCTTCGTTGAGCGCAGTGATTTGCACCCATTCGTTTTCGATGATGCCGATGTCGCCGATAGTGACCATGCCGAGGTCGTAGAAGCTCAGATATACAATCGCTGTTTGAAGCTGCGTGATGTCCGTTGCCAGCGACACCCACGGCGAGAAACCGCCAGCAACACGCTCGGTGTACACGCTTGCGACGTTCTCCCACAAGCGATACGCAGTCCACCAACCGTTGCTACGTGCGGCCACCGAGCCGACGAAGTTCCGGTTGTCCGCAAGATTCGGCGCGTAGTCCTCGCCTTGCGATTTAATGATCGCGTAGTACGGCGCTTCAGTGAGCACGTACGACGTGACGTTCGCGAGGTTGTTCGGGAGCTGCGTCCAGAATCCGGGTTGCGTTGCGAGGTAAGTCGACATCGGCATACCGAAAATATCTTCGATAGCGGATATGTAAATCTCGCCGTTCTTCAGCTCTGAATATTCGACATCGAGCACGCGGAAAATAACATTGACTAGACCGCGTTTCGCCCAGGAGAATTTAAACAGCGCGCCGGGGTACAACGTGCCGCCTGCCGCCTGCGTTGTGATCTCCAGCTTAGCCAGTGGCGTGCTCACTGCGGCGAGATCGCGCAGCGCTAACCGGGATGCAAGGTTCGCATTCGGTAAACCTTTGTAGGTGTTTACCTGCCGAACCACTTTACCGGCCGAACGAATCACCGCAAGATTCTGCACCGTGACGCGTGTGTCTTTGTCCTGGTCTTCGTCGCCATAGATAACGGTGACTTCGGACACCAGCTCGGCGGGCGTTGCGCGTTGGAACGAGCGGAGGGCTGTCACGTTGCTCTCATCGAACACAGGCAACAGCGCAGGATTGTAGCCGCCGCGATTCAAGCCGAGCGTGAACTTACCCGTCGCGGGATCGACGTACACTTTGCCGCCGATGTGACTCTCGACTGATGTCACGAACTCTTCAGCGCTGGTCTCACTCGCCCACAAAAAAGACAAGCCGACGCCTTCCGCGAACAGCGTAGCCGCTGCGGCGACGAAGCTCGGCGTGTTCATATCGCCAACGCCGTAGCCCTGCCCCCAGTCGGTGTTTGTGTAGAATTCGTAAAGGATATGCGCGCCGTTCGCGTGCTTAACACCGTCGAGCGTGATAACAGAATTCGTGAGGCCGAGTGTCTTCGGAATGCGCGTGCACAGAAATGAGATCGCTTTCAGGTACGGGTTCATCGCGGCGAACCGGAACGACTTGAACAGCACCGACGTTACGCCGCGATACGCAGGAATGGGATAGCCTGCGTTCTCGCGCAAATCTTGATTCGGCGGCTTCCCGATTAACGTAAGCAGATTGGCCCAGCGTTGCCACATGCCGTTGTCATCATAGATACCGAGGTGCCCCGGTATGATCGGACGATTCGCGTGATAGGCCATGTACTCGTCAACAGGTTGCGAGTCGTCACCAAACATGAATTTTACGTTGCCGCGCCATCCACCTTCGCGTTCTTCGCCGCCCATCAAATTAGGTTTATTGATATAGACTTCGGTGTTGCCGGTGACGTTGCCCGTCCAGGCTACGCGGTCTGAGTATTCGATAGCCGTGATCGAGTCGAGCCGATCTTGCGTCAACACCATGTGCCAGCCGAGCGAATACCAGTAGCCAACTTTTACTTTCTTGCCGCCGCCGCTCATTCAGTTTCTCCCTGATGCGCTGCCGCGTGCTCTTTCAGTTTGTTGATCATATCGTCGTCGTCGGGGAATTCATCGGCGCGGATACCTTCGGGCGTCATCATGCGGCGCCAGTCGAGGCCGAGGCGGTCGCACACACGTTGCACGCCGCGTATGCAATAGCGCAGATCGCGACAATGTTTCATCGTGATAATTACGTCGCTCATTTCTTGCCGCCTTTTTTGTAGATCGCTTCAGTGCGCGCGTCGCCCCACCACACGCAGTTGCCTTGCTTGATATTTTTCGTGCCGAACAGAACAGGCAACGCCGCATCCGCGCTCGCTGTGGGTAACTGACCCTCTTGCGGAACCGCGTCTTGCGCCTTCGGTTTCGGTGCCAGCAAATAGCTCACGGCCATCAGCGCCAGCACCACAAATATCGTGAACGGGTCCATTGAAACGTCTCTCAGTAGATGGTCGAGCCGAACGGATTTATTTTCGGAATCAGCGGGAAACCGCCGTAGCGATCCGCATTCGCAAACGTATCGTAGCACGTCTTGATTGTGTGATCGCAGCCAGGGTAAAGGCGGACTACATCGCCTAACGCGAGGCCCACGGTGGCGTTCTGTAGCGTCAGCAGATCGCCCGCTGTCTGCATGATCATCCGCGTCTCTTGCCGGCCTGTGACGGTCTCCCACAGAATGTAGCCGCCCCAAAAATATTGAGCGGGCATGATGCCGACACCGACCACGCCGATGACGCTACCGGCGATGCTCGACACTTCGCTGAACACTTCATACGCGGATCGATCGACGCGGCATTTAGTATCGTAGAGCGCGTAAGGGCATTGGTACTGATACGCGCGACGCAAACCGGGCTGCTTCATCGTGGAGCTGATGGGCGAGCACGTGAAGTTAGCGAAGTCGCCGACCCACTGACACGACGACACACGGCCCTTCCAGCGAACAACGAAATCCGCATCGGTGCGGTGCTTCTTAAAGATCGTCAGCGCTACGGGACTGCTCGGCGCGCTGACGCGAAACTGGTCCGCGATCTCGGCGTTGCCGCGCATCCGAATCGTAATCGGCGTACGCGCTGCTTGTGTGCTAACTTTAATCGATCCGCGCTTCAGATCGGACACCGGCATGTAATCGGCGCCGTTGAACACGGTGATACGATCATCGGTCGTGTAGCGCCATGCCGCGCCGGGTACCGTGAACTCGTAAAGCTCGACGGGGCTACCACCGAATATCGAAAGCTCTTTATCCAGGAAACTCATGCTTAACCCTTCACTAAAGCGAACGTCGGAGTAACAACCGCGACGGTGTCACTGAGCCAAGTAAACGACAGCGCGTCGGTGGCATTGCGATACAAATTCAAATGCGATATACGCGACACTTGTTCTTTCGTGATTGTCGTACCGATTGTTTCGCTGAACACCAGATTGACGGTGCCATCGCCGTTGTCAACGACCGAGTCGATGTGCTTCATAATCGGAGTGGTAACGCCGTACAAGAAAATTGCAACGTCGCGCCGGGCATCGGTGCTCGACGCGAGCGCGTAATACCCGTTATCTTCCACGGTGATCGAGGTTGCTGACGAGATCACGTTAGCGGTGATGAAGAAGTCGGCGTTGAACGTCGGAAGCCACACAGGCACTACGCGGCCGTTGCGTCGACCTTGGAACGCTTTGTACGCGGTGATCTGTGTGCGGTCGCGCAACAGCCACCGATGCTGCCGCAAAATAATCGGGAACGGCGACACTTCCGAAAACTCCAGCAAGCCCGGATCGCCGTCGCCGAACGTGTCGAAGTTGTTGGTGTAGTTGAACGTGGGGTCGACGCTCCAGTCCGGTTTAACAAGGTAGACCTCTTGACCGCGATAGCTGACCGGTATGCTCGATGTCGGGATCGCAGGGCTACCAGGGCCTGCTTGCAACCGGAAAGTCAGCGTCGCTTGCGTGTGGTAGTCGGTTTTGCGCGTCAGCGATTGCGCGTTGTCCATGTGGCCGACTTTCAGCGGCAACACTTTCGTACCCGCAGGCCAGGGGTTGTTCGTTGGCCGGACTAGGTTCAGTTTCGTAGGTGTGATGCTGAGCACTTCGGCCGCTTCAAAGTGTTGGAAATCGCTGTACAGCAGCGCCGATTCGCCGGGATAAAACGCAAGATTCTCCGTGTTTAATTCCAGCTCAAGCACACCGGCTGATGCGCCGGTCAACAGTCGTGCGCGATCTGTTACGTTCGGCACTGCGAAGTTTCTTGCCTGCCAGCCGTACAACAACGACTCCAGGTATTGCGAGGCGCGCGGCGTCATCGTCTTGATCGAATACGTCAGCGCTTTACGCGGCGAGTTGCGCAGCTGTGCGCGTTGTTCGGTGCCGTTGTCGGATTGCGTAACGCTCGACAGCCACTCCAGCACTTCGCTGACGTTGTCGCTCCAGTCCGCGAGAAACGGGAAGATGACGATACGTGAACCGACAACGAATATCGGGTAGTCCACGCCGTCGATTGTCAGCAAAAACAGCGCGTCGATCACGCTCGGGCCGTCGATAAACGCCGATATGGTGTAGATGACATTCTGCAGCGGAAGAAACACGCCGGGAACTGATACAGGCGCGTTGATCGTAACGCCTTCGTTGTTCTGCGCGGTGACTGCTTCCAGATCGACCGATACTAAGAACGAATTCCACACTTCAACCGTGCGCACTTGCGGCGTGAGCAAGTTGCCTAGATCGATGCGCTGCGGCGTTATGTGGATGCGGTTGTAAAACAGCGAACCGAACCCGTTCAGCCAGCCGCCTTCCGCGACAAGCGACTTAGGGTTTTCATTCACGGGTTGCGTGTTGGTGTATGTGCCGCTCAACCCATCGCTAGTTAGCCAGCCGGCGCCCGGAACCATAGGCACCGGATCAGCCAACCACGGAGCACGGTACGAGCCGATGTCGTGCGCGAAGGGACCTAGCCCGGGTGCTCCCGTGTACGCTGCCACGTTAAGCTACACGCTTGTACGCGAGGGCGTATTGAAACGATAGCGAAGCTAACGTCGGGTTGCCGCCTGCGCGCTGCGACACAGGGAAGACCTGCCAATCCGTATTGATGATATCTTTCGGGTTCATGTCGGGCGCAAACTGCAAGAACGCCACGCCAGGAATGCGCCCGTGCCGGTTCCACAAAGTATCGGCCGTCGATAAGCGAGCGCGAAGCGTTCCGGGCAGCAGCGGTGTCCGGTGCGTCGACGCGTTCGGCGCATCGCGTAGTATGTTGGCGTACACATCGGCTGCGCTTAGCCCCGTCGTTGAAGACCGCCCGACAAAAAAGTGCACCAAGTTTACGTTAGTGATAGCCGCCGAGTTTCCGCCTGCTTTCGCAAAATCATTAACCGATGCCGCGTTCGCTATGCGCAAATACGAGCCGCGTGCGCCTGCGTTTGAATCAGCGCCTGCGTTGAACGGCCGCGTAGCGTACGAATCGAACATGTCGCGGTAATCAGTAGCGGTGGCAAGTACGTTGCAGTAACCGGTCGTTATGTACTCCCCGCCCGTCCACGTCCCGTTTTGCGTCACTTTACCGAACGAGAAATGATTGTATATGCCGCTCGCAATTTCAACGACAGCATGTACACACGTGCCCTCCGTGAAGAAATAGTGACCGACATAAGGGCCGGTGTACTGCCACGTATTCATCTCGGTGTAGTACAGCTGAAAGCCTGCGCCCAGCGATCCGGCGCCAGGGATTACCCACAACGACGGCACTCCTGAGTAGCCCATAAATCCAGCTATACTTTTACTGTCAGTAGCTCGAAAAAATTGATACCACACGCCGCCTTTGCTCAAGCGCTGGATCGTACGACTACCTGTTCCCGCTGAACTTGATACTGAACCTTGATTAGTGAACCCCGCATTCGCTACCGCGAACGTCACCAGCTGACTTAATAAATCATCCGGCCCTGAAGCTACCCCAGTTGTGAATGCCATGTCATTACCCCAGTCTAATCGCTGCGTAATCGAGACGTGTTGTGCGGTACACACTTTGCACAATCAGATACGTGTCGCCGTCAATTGTCACCGTGTCCTCTGAGCCGACACCGTTGCCTGTAACCCACAACACGCCGTCGAGTTCACCGTATACGTTTCCGCCCTCGGTGCTGCTGTGCATGACCACCGGGAAACTCGGCATCACGCCGTCCGGTCCTTGCGCTGACTCTAAGTCCATTTCGTACGGCCACGTGTTCGTTACGTTCTGCGCGGCGCGGCTCGACGACATGGTGTAGTTCGCCAAGGGAACCCACGAACCGCCCGGATTGCGTATGTACGCGTTGCCGTCTGAAGGGTCCCAAAAACCGCCGACGTTGTAGTCCGCTTGCGACCAACGATGATCTTGCGCACCATTCTCATGCGAGCCTGCAATCAATATCGGGTACGGCATTTCTGTCGGCGTGGCGTACTGCAAATAAAAACCTGCGTACATCGAGCTGTACACCGTCGACACTTTAGCGATCACAATGAAGCGTCGACCGCTGGCAATGAACCAGTAAGTGATAGCGCTATTCCACAACGCCATTCCGCCGTAAGGACTGATACCCGGCTGCAGGCTGAACGCAACGGACGGGTTGTAGCTGACGAAGCCTGCAATGTCCCAGCCGTAGCGATCCAGGCCGACGTTCGACGCGGTAGTGATACGCACGTGAATTTGATCGCCCTCAGCCAAGCCGGGACCGCGCAGCAGAACGTCAGTGCCGCCAACTGCGGTAGCTAAAATCGTCCACTCTTGATTGAGCGAAACCAGCGTAGCGTCTGTCGTTAGAAAAGTTTTCAACTTCTCCAGCAGATCGAGATAGTTTGTCGCGGTGCCTGTTTCCCATGCCATAGCGTTCTACCTTATCGAGTCTTTGTTTTTGTGAACAACATTCATCACCGCTTGTTCGCCGTCTGCTGTGTTGAGCGCTTGGGTCAGCGCATCGACCGGGTTAAACAAGTTCACGTTCTTAACATTCACTTGCGGTGTACCGCCGCCGCCGCCATTCGCTGCGTTACGCGGATCAGTCCGGGACAACACTTCTTCGCCGGTCTGCAAAATCGTAGGCACTTCATCGCGGCGCAGGCCGATAGGCCCTTGCGATCCCTGGTGATACCGCACGGCATTATGGAACACGCCGGGGTTCACTTGACGCGTAGACAAGACCGAGTGTCCGATGCGGGCGCCTGTGTGTGCGGTACCGGTGGCCGCGCTGAGTAACCCTGCCGCGCCGGCAGTGTACGGGTTACTCTTCAGCGCGTTGAGGATAATTTGCTTCAAGATCATCTGCGCAATCTCGCGCAAGAAATCCGACGCGAATTTTCGGAACGCAGTCAACGCCGCTTCAAAACCGTCTTTCAAGCTTCCAGTCTCGGCCGTCACGTCGAACAGCGCCGTAGCTACGTCGGTTAAACCGTCCGCCCATTGATCGAGAACCTGTGTCGCGGTGATCAACACTTGCGGCAATTCGACAGCACGCGCAACGATGCCGTCGAGATGCGCTCGAATACCCGCGAGGTTCGCTTGCACTTCGGGGTCTTTCAGCGCGTCGATCATCGCGATGGTGTTGGCCGCGCCCTCTTTGATGGCCTGCAACGACGTGTTGTTGATCTCGGCAATGCGTGTACGAGCCTCGATCTCCGTGAGCATCCCGGCTTTCTGCTGATCGTTGATCGCACTTATCTGTGCATCGCGGACGCTGACTAAATCGTTGACCTCTTGTTCTTTGTCCTTGATCGCCTGCAACCCTTTCTTCGATTGCTCGATGCGAAACTTTTCGGTTTCTTGAATCTTGCGCAGCGCAACCAGTTCTTCAAGCCGGGCACGTGCAGCTAAGCCGACGCCGGGGTTTGCTTTCTCCAGCTGCTCGATGTTCTCGAATACTTCGCGGTACGAACGCTCGATCATAATCATGCGTTCTGCGAGCGTATCCGAATCTTTTTTCTGTATCGTGTCTTCGATGCGCGCTAACTCTTCGCGCACTTTATCTTCCAATGCGATGCGCGCCTTCGCCGCTTTTTCTGCCGCTTTCAAATCGGCCTTCGATGCGGCGTTCGTCATATCTGATACGCGCTTTAGTAACTCAGCGCGCCGGGCTTCATCTAGACCCGTTGCCGCGCCCGTGGCCGGCGCTACTTTTTCCCGGCTTTTAGCTAACTGTTGCCGCAGTTCGTCCGCGCTCACGGGCGGGGCGCTCGCGTCCGCCATCATCTCGCCCGTGATGCGCTTGATCTCTGCGAGGTCCTTCACCAGCTGCTCGCGCATGATCTTGGAACGTTCACCGATCCCTTCGACGTGCTTCTCCGCGAGACCGGCCGCTTTAGCGATTAAATCATCCGCAACGGAGTCGAGACCGAGTTTGCGTGCAAAGTCGGCCGTGAGGATCAGCACCTTTTGCAGCGTCTCGCGCACGTAGTTGTAGAGCCGGATTAAGTTGTCTTCCCAAAAGCCAACAAACTCTGTTGCGGCGATTTTCGCACTGGCCGACATGATCGTGCCGAGCGTCTGGAAATATCCGACAATGAGTGCGCCCGCTTTACGTACGACGGCGAATTCCTTGTAGAGATACGTGCCGAGTTGGAAGCCGAGGAAGCCCGCAGCGAGTGCCGGGCCAATCGTGCCGAGCGCTGCCGCCAGCAACGGCGACTGCACTTTAACGACAGCGGCGAAATCCAAAAACGATTTAGTGGCCGACGCAATGTCCGCGACCATGCGCACTGCGAACACGGTAGCCCACACACCGGCAAGCGTCTGAACAACGGTCGTGAACGTGTCGATGTTGTCGAGTAAAAATATAAAGGCTTCAGCAACTTTCGTTAAGCCTTTGCCGAGCGCTTCCGCGAACTTAGTACCTTCATCGGAACGGAAATACACCGTCAACTTCTGGACGGCTGTTGTAAACGCTTCCAGGAAACCGCTGTCCGCGACAACAAGTTTCAAATCGTACAGCGCGGTGTTGAAGCGCGCGATAGAGCTGGCGGTTGTCTTCGTCGCGGCATCGAGCTGCGGAGCGACTTTGTTGCGGAAGTTATCGGCGAACAGCAGTACAAAGTCAGACGTAACCTTGCCGTCTTTCAGCCAATCGGTGAACGTACCTGTAGTCTGGCCGACTGCTTTCGCGAATTCAAAGAACGAGCCGGCAAGACGGTCGCCGAGTTGCCCGCGGAGTTCTTCAGCCTGCACGGTTCCCTTCGAGAAAATTTGCTCCAACGCGTTAAAGACGCCGCCGATATTCTCTTCGGTGAGCTGAAATACTTTACCGACTTCAGCGAACGACTCGAAAACAAACCGGGTGTCTTTCAGCGACAGGCCGGCGCTGGTCGACGCGATTGCGAATTTGGAATACGAGTTCGCCAACGTCGGCAGCACAAGGCCGAGACGTTCGGCTTGCTCGCGCACGTACGCCAGCTCAGGCCCGACTTGATCCGCGCCGAACGCCACCGACAGACGCGCTTGCGTCGACGCGCGCTGTTGCACCGCATCTAACACACTACCTATGCCGCTGATCGCGCCGTACAAACCGACGTACGTAGCTGTGAGCGAAAGCGCTTCGCCGCGCAGACGTTGAAACAACGACAGCGTTGTACGACCGCCAGTGTTCAGCAGACCGAAACCGATTTTGCCGTTCGCTTCGCCGAGGCGTTTTTGCGCGGCCGTCAGCTCGTTGGTGGCCGTGACCGCTTTACCCGCGACGCCTTCAAGCCGGGTGATCTCGTTAGCCAGGTCTCGGGTGTTGACGCCGGCCGATTGCAGCGACGCGCGCAGCTGCGCAGCGGCCGTGGTGAACGTCTGGTAGCGGCGCTCGGCAGCGGCTAAACGCGCTTCGGACTCACGCAGCGCAGCAACCAGCGCCTCGCTCGGCTCGTTGGCGCTCTGCACCGCCTTGGCGTACCCCAGGACCTCCGCGCGAGCTTTGCGGAGTTCGGTGGCCGCACCTACGGCCGCATCGCGCGTCGCGGCGAAACGATCTGCCAGGGCCGCAATCGACGTTGCCCCGGACTGCACCTTGGATAGATTCTGCAGCTCGGTACGCACATCGACGGTGGACTTGCCGGTCTTGTCCAGTTCCTTTTGAAACTTCGCCTGTGCATCGAGCGATCCGTTTAACACCGTCTCCAGGCCGGCTACGGTCTTGCTCAGCACCGCCACAGGATCGGTGATCATGCGCACCGAGTCGCCCGCTTTCGCGTTGCTAACGGCCAGCTCGTCGATCTTGACACTGGCGCGGCCGACTTTCAGCGCCGCCTGTTCAGCGGCCGTACCGACAGCGCGGAAGTCAGCGAGCAGCTTGCCGGAATTCGCCGCGTCTTTTTCAGCGGTTTCTTTCTTCTCCAGCGCTTCGGTCCAGAAACGAATGTAGCTACTCGCGTCGCGCAGCTTCGTCGCTTCGGCAACTTCTTTCTGAAACAGCGCAGTGTCGGCGTCGCGGCGTTCAACCGCTTCTTTCGTTTCGAGCGCTTGCGTCCAGAACCGAACATATTCACCGGCCTGCACCAGTTTCTTCGCGTCGTCTGCTTGGCGTTGGAACGTCGCCGTGTCGGCCGCTTCTTTCTGCGCACGCGCAGCAACGCGCAGGTCTTCTGCTAGTTCACGTTGGATCGCGCCGTAGTTTTCAATCAGGCCGGTGACGCGTTGGTACACCGGAACGGTATCGTTGACTGCTTTGTCGAGAAGCTTTTGCGATGCGGCGGTGTCGGTCAGATCGATGCCCGATGCCTTCGCGCGTTCGCTCATTTTCGCTAAGGCGGTTTCGGTACGGCCGATGCTGCGCTCTTGAGCCGCGAATTGTTTCTGCGCGCTCGACAGTGCTTTCTCAAGTTCTTTCGTCGGTTTAACCGCTTCATTGAGCGCTTTCCCCGCGCGCTCGACTTGGTCCGCCATTTTCGATAGTTCGGCGCGGCCCTCCTCAAGCTCAGAGTTGAGTTTCTGGAATCGTTCGATGAGTGCTTGGTTTTTCGCGAGGCCGGCTAACGCTTTTTCTAGTTTGCCAGCAACGGTTTGTAATTCGCGCAAAGAAACCTCGCCGCGTTTAGCGGCGGGTTCAAGTGCTTCAGTTGCTTTTGCGAGTTTGTCTACCGCGTCGCCGATTTGATCGAGCGGCTTTGAACTGAGATCAGTTGACCGGATGACGAGTTCAATGTCTTGCGATTTAGTCGCCATCAGCGGGTCAGTCTCTTAATGTGCTTGCTAAATGTCGTGCCCGCTTTTTTATCCATCAACGAATGCACGGCCTGTTGTAGAAGTACGGCTTCTGTCACGATCACGCCGTTTATTCTGTCACTCGCTATCTTTGCCTCCTCCCACAACACGAACAGTGGGTAATCCCATGCGTCGTGATGCCCCTCCGACAACAGCAGCGATGCTGTTATGCGGAGAGTTTCATACCAGCCAAGGTCTCTGTTGCCGCCTGCAGAGCTGGGGTTACTGAAGTCCTCATCGAGATCATCAAATCGATTAGCAGGCTGATAAACTTTTTTACGCTGGCCTCCCCGTCGAATGTCATGTTGCCGATCTCGACCAAGGCTTCCAGCTGCACGGGCGCCGGCAGAGACGCCACTTTCAAATGCTGCGAGTATTCGCCTGCCGAGGCCGCGATTACCTTCGCTACCATAGTCGGCAACTGCTGCAGGATCACCGCAAGCGCGCCAACGAGATCGGACTTGGTCGCTTTCTCCAGGTCCTCCCCCGCAGCGTCTTTCAGCGTATCTAACGCTTTGTCCATGTCTTCCTTGTGGCCGTCCGTGATGACTTGCGTAAGCATCGCCATAGTCAGGCCGTGTACTAAAAATTCGCCGCCCTCGAATTTAATCGTTCGGGCGGCGATCACTGCGTTTGCTAAGCTCATCTCTTTACTCTCCCCTAACACATTTGCTGAGCGGTATTACGGAACTGCTACGTACGGACGACCATCGATGTAGACGGACGAACGGCCGTCGCCGGGGCTGAGAATTTCCAGCGTGAACGGGATAACCTGCCATTCGTCGCCTTTCAGGTTGATCTCGCCATTCGGAGTTAGCTTGACGTACGGCAAGAAGTAATCGCGTTGATCGCCTTTCGCGTTGAACGAGCGCACTTGCAACGCACCTTCGACTGCAACGTCGTTCGCGGCAGCGATGCGGTCGCGGCTAACAGCACCTTTGGTGTACGACACGGTGATGTCGGTTCCATCCGGGAACGTAGCGGTATCCAAAATCGTCAGCAGGCCGGTTTCAGCATTGAGCGAATAGTCGGTGCCGAGTACATACGTGTCGGGCGTGGAGCCAACGTCTTCCGTAACGATTACGACAGACAGCGTGCGATCCCCTGTCGGGTTTGCAACGGTCTGACCGATCTGATACGAGAAGCCTTTTTTAGCGGCCGGGATATCATAGACCTGCGAAGCCGTCATCGCTTGAACGACAGTGCTGATGTTGCCGACGAAATACGCCGCGAGGTTTTCCACGTTGATGTTGTCGGTGGTGAACGAACCGGTACGGCTCAGCTGCAGCGTTACGGTGTCGTCCTTTTCCTTCAAGCCGTGGTCGGCGTCGAAGTGATCGAGGGTTTCCGGCTCGCTACCGAGAGAAAATTCCGGCGTGTTGCCGATGTAGCGAAAACCGTTCGGCAACTTAGTGCCGGATTGAAAGGCCGCAAAATGCAGCTCGTTACGGGCCAGTGTGTAACTCTTTTGCTTGTTCACTACTTGCGGCATGATGCAGTCTCCAATGTTAGTACGAGGTCGGTGTTACTCTGTTCGCCAAAACGGATCATCCGTTGGCTCGATAATCTGGAGAACTATACGCATCCAGAAATATGCTTTATCTGAAATCTGATCGGGCGGGCGTACGACACCCGGTTCAATTACGATCTGTGATACTTCGCCCCACGGTGTCCCTTCAAAACCTAATGTGGTCATGTTGCTTGCGAACTTAGAGATCGCCATTTTCACATCGGCCATCAACGCGTGCGCCGGGTCCGTAGGGTTTTCGTTGTCATCGTCAACCCATCCTTGCACCAGCAAAATCCAACTGTCTTTCTGCATGTCGTGTCGGTTGCCTACGGTGTCCGGCTCACGATCCGGGTTTATGCCTTCCAGGATCGACAACGCCGGCAGCTTCAACGCAGGGCCAGTAAAACCGCGACCACGCCATACGTGCGCCTTTCCATCGCGGGTAAGGTTGTGCGAGTACCCGTTGCCCGTGTTTATCTCCGCTGCGAGATACGTCGTGAGCTGTTTCAACACTGCCAATCGAAGCGAATCAGCCACGGGCAAACCTCGCGAACTGGCGCAGGAATTCAGCGCTCAAATGAGCGGACACGTCCGGTTCTATCTTGCCGGACACTTCACGGAACACCTGATATACCGCAGGGCCGTACAGCAGATACAAGTTAGGATCACCGCCGCCATACGAAACGAGGCGACTCTTGTTCTTAACGACTTCACCTTTCTTCAAGCGCAGCGCTAAACCGATGTTGTAATTGTCTTCGGTCAACGAAGCGCCTTTCTTCAAGCGCATCAGAAACGCCGACGCGATTAAACGCGAGCGCCCCGGCTGCACCGTCACACGTACGCCGCCTTTGCGACGAGTAACCGTGCGATCATTTGCAAACCGGGCAAGCGACGTTGCACGCTTACTCGCACGAATCACCGAAGCGGGGTTACTCGCGCGAGCGCGTTGCACCACTTTCAATCGATTGCCGTTATCGTAGGTGCCGACATACGGCTGCGTTACGTTGATCTGCTTGCGAATACCGCGAGACGCTTCCGCATACGCAAAACGTGTCGTGGTATTAACAGCGGCCACTTCGGCTTTCGAGACAGCAGCGGGCAGCGCTGACAAGCGCCGTCTAGCCTCCTCGAAACCCTTTGTGGTTATGCGATACGTCATTGTCGCTTCACTTCAAATGTTACGGTGAACATGTCGTTTGTAGGGCGTTGCAGTTCTAAGAACATCACACGACCGTCAGACAATTTTACGTAGTGCCCCTCTTCGATCTTGTACTGCTCTACGTCAGAGGTCAGCAGGATCAAACGGTCTACGTCTTCGACAACCTTCGTGTACTGCTCCCGGTCTAGGTCGCCCGTCACAACGGTGTTGCTGTGGTCCCGTACAGTAATGCTGTTGCCGGCGCCCGTTGTGACCTTCGTACGAAAATGTTGCGCGGGCTGTTGAAATGTGGCGTGAACCACGGCCCGAGCTTTCGTACGAAGGTCACGCCAGGACATCGCTTATTCGCCGCCCAGGCCGTCGTCGTCGCTGTCGATACCTTGGGGTACCCGCAGACGCGTAGGCTGAGTTTCTTCCTCGCTGAGAAGTTCGGCGACGCCTTGATCGAGCAAGTCCTGTCGCAGTTCTTCGTCTTCGATATCCAGAATGGTGCCGGCTTTAATCCACTCGCCGTTGAGTTTCACTTGCGCGAGCAGCTTCACGCCGTTCAGGGGCGCGTCGCCTTCATTGACTACTGCGGTAGCTTTTCTGCGTGCCATGATGTGTTTCTCCTACACTTTAAGTGAAAAAGGCCGCGTACATTTCGCACGCGGCACAACCTGTTTCCGTAATCGCGTTACGGTTTAACTGACGGTACGCGCACGCAGCGAAGCGTTAGGCACACGCGGCACCATCAGCGGCGCGCTCTGTGTCATCACCCACTCGACGGGCGGGTCGTTGGCGACCCAGTTCGACGGGAAGAACTCAAGCGCTTGATAGCCCGCGTGAGCGTCCAGGATCGCGCCGAAGCAACGCACGCCGTCCAGGCCGGGGCTGGTCAACACGACATCGCGAGGATCGAGGAACGGCTGTTCTGCGCCGGCATCGTCTTCGTACTTGTCGGAGTAGACCCACACTTCCAGAAACCCGCCTGCACCGATGGTGCCGACTTTCACGGCCGGCTCGCCGCTGAGCACGGAGCGTTCGACAACGTCGGTACTGCCACGGAAAGTAGTGTCGAACAGCGGCAGCACCTTAGCGTGCTTGGAGAACCAGCCGTACGCCGTGGTGCCCATCGTGACACGGTTCGGCGAGAAGCCCGAGGTATCGCGCATTTGCTGCACCCACTCCGTGATATCCGCGATGGGATCGGAAGTAGTTTCGGACCAGCGCTCGGTAGTCAGCAGCGTTACGGTGTTGTTAGCGTCGCGGCCGAAAGCGATGGTTACGGCCGGGTAATCTTCGCCCGAGATCGTCACCGCGCCGTTCAGCACTGCTTGTGCCGCCATCCACTCGCGACGACGGGTATGCGCGTTACGGTGGTTCTGCAGAATGTCGGCGACAACTGCATCGCGACGCTCCTGCGGCGACATCGTACCCATGTAAGGCTCGCCGGCACGCCGGGAGATAACGCGGGTCGGATCAACGCTGTCTTTCGGTTTTACATACGCCGGTTTGAAACGACGAGTGTTGTACCCTTCGGAGATAATCGGTTTACCCATCGCGGTAGGCGCTACGAATGGCGCCAGACGACGTTTGGTATCCACCGTGTCGAAGTCGATCCACTGGTCGGTGAAGTTCTGTGTGGTGGGGAAACACAGATCGAGCCAGTAGGTGTAAGGGTCGCGTAAACGCCGGATCACGCCCAGCATTGTGTGTGTATCGTAGGTCTGCAGTGCCATTGCCTTTCTCCTTCAGAAATTGGAAAGCGTTTTTACTTGTGTAACTGATCAGCCTACGTTGATTAAACGATCGGTCGATGTTGCAGGTTGGTACCGTTGAACGCGTTTGCTTTCTGTGCCGCCGTGATGCTGCCGGGCCATACAAGTGCTTGCGTGTTGAAGAAGCCGCCTGTGTACACTTCGCAAGCTTTGTCGCCGCCGCTCGCGTCGGTGGTGTGCATAAGAATGCCCAGGGCCGCGCCGGAACCTGTCGGGGTATCGTTCAAGGTCCACTGCGTCCACTTGCCGGATGCAGTGACTTTGCCCATTACGGTGTACTTCGCCAGATTCTGACCCGAGATCAGAATACCCGGCTCGGTGACGAGGTCGGAGCTGTTCGCAAACAGCTGCACAGAGCTGAAGCTATCGGTTTCGGTTGCTGCAATAAATTGGTCCATCGTCTTACCCTCGAAAAGTTAAATGGTTTGCCCGCGATTTACAGTCGCGTTACTACGGATGGATCAATGTACTTTGGTGTCGAACTTAGCGCCGGACGCTTTGCCGTACGCGCCGAGCACTCGATTCGCAACAGCTTCCGAATCTTGACCTTGGCCTTGCTGCCCCTCTTGCTGTTGCTGCGCACCGCCAGCGCCAGCTTCGGGGTTGTCACCGTTGTTCATCGCGTTAGCGAACGGGTTGGCCGATGCAGCTGCGCCCGCTTGTTCGACAGGCGACGCAGCCAGCATAGCTTTAGCTTCGTCCACCGACATCGAAGTGCTGAGTGCGATGTGATTTGCCAAGCCGGTACGGCCTTTCGCTTCTTCGCAGCCCGTGATGCCTTTGATCCGCTCACGTTCGGCGGTAACTGCGGTCGCCGACGCTGTGGCTGTAGCTTGCGCGGCGTCGTCAGCGGCTTTCTGGTTTGCCGCAGCTTGCTCCGCTGCGTTTTTGGTAGCTGCTGCTTGTGCGATTTGTTCTGCTGTCGGTTGTTCGGCCACCGGCGCGCCTTTGGTTTTGTCGGTCATTTCAAAATCCTCATTGGTAGTCGAGCCGGATAGCTCGTCAACAAACGTCGTGATCGCTTCAACTGGATTGACCACTTCGTCTACTAAGCCGAGCGCTATCGCGTCAGAGACTCGGTACGACTGAGCTTCTGTTCCGCGTATCACGTCGGCATCGACACCAAGGTTTCGAGAAACCAAGGTAACGAACTCTTCATAGGAGGCGTCGATGTCTTGTTGCACCGACTCTTCTACGTCTTCAGGCAACGCTTCAAATTGGTTGCCGTCGATTTTATGTTTGCCCGCGTAAACGAATTTCACTTCTACGCCGCTGGCCTTTAACGCATCGCCGATGTTGACGTGCATCCACAGCACGCCGATGGACCCGACGTTGGCGCTGCGCGTAGCTACGCGACGCGTAGCGGCGCTGGCGAGAGCGAAACACGCCGAGTGCGCATTCGCGTCGATGATCGCCAGACTTGGCTTAATTTCACGCGCGGCATAAATCTCGTCGGCCAGTTCAAAACAACCTTGCACCATGCCGCCGTACGAGTTCATGTCGAGCACGATGCCTTTCACGTCGTCGTCGTTCACCGCTTGCATAAACAGCGAGCGGATCGCGTTGTAGCCCGACGCGTAGCTGCCGATCCAGTTGTACCGATTCAGCAGCACACCCATTACGGGAATGAACGCGAGGCCATTCGCAAACACGAAGGGCTTGTTGTCCTGGAACGCTTGCACGCCGAACGCCGATGCAACCATGCCCTTGTACTTGAAGCCCGTGGCCTGTTCTTTCTCGGCCGCAGCAAACGCAGTGCTCAAGCCGGTGAACTGCGACGCCAGCAGCAGCGGCTTGTTATCGAAAGCGGCTAGTAGGGCGTTGGCTTCACTCATCGTCGTTTTCCTCGTCCGTAGACGTGTCGTTCTTTTTGCTGGTCTTGCCGTTCATCTGTTGCTGTGCGTCATTCGTACCGGACTGCGTAGCCGACATGTCCAGCTCCAAGCCGAGCGACTTGATAAGTTTCTGTTCACGTCCGATCTGGCGGAACACCTCGCGATAGTCTTTGCCGAGCTTAGCGTGTTCATCTTCAAACGTGCTCAAGCCGCCTTTCACGCGCATCAGCGCGGCTTGCGTTTCTTTCAACTCATCGATCTGGCCGCGACTCGATCCGATCCAGGAGCACGCGCAGTACGCATCGCGGTTCTGCCGTGCGTAGAAATCCGGTGCGCTCGCGGTGCGCGAAGTGATGTCGCCTGCATTCCACGCCTCTTCAAACCACAACATGTACACGGTGGTAGCAAACCGGTCGGCGATCATTTTCTTACGCGACTGCATGAACTTCCATGTTTCGAGCATCGACGCGCGAGCGCTGGAGTAGTTCGTCTTGCTGTAATCGCGGCTCAGCTGCTCGTACGAAACGCCCAGGCCCGCCGCGATGTGCCGCAACAGCGACTCTTCAAACGCTGTGCCGATCCCGCCCGCTGTGCCCGCTGGCTGCATGTGCAGCTTAGTACCAGGAAACAGGTGCGGAATCTTCAGGCCGTCGATCTGCAGGTGTTTCGAGCCTGCTTGGTATTCGTTGACCGCACTGAGAAACTGTACGCCCCACTTAGTGAGATCGTTATTGTTCTCCGCGCCGATCATTTCGGTGGCTACATCGCGCGGCAGTTCCGATTCAATCGTCGCTGCGTACGTCGCGTTGAGCACCGCATTTTGTAACACGATATCCTGAAACTTCGATGTCATGCGCATCTGTTTCAGAACAGAAACCATCTCGGCGACGCCGCGCGTTTGGTCGATGCGGAACGGCTCGAAACCGTGCAGCACTTGCAAACGGCCCCACGGCTTACTCCACGGGACGCGCTTCCACTGATACGTGTTGTAGCTGAACGGATCGTTTTCGTAGCCGCTGCGAATGTGCGCAGCTTGCGGCGCGCCGTAGCGATTACGTTCGATACCGCCGCGCAGCGTTTCCGTATCCGACTGACCGTTCGGGTTGCTCAACCGATCCGGGTCTATCATCTGAATCGCAGTGCTGTACGGACGGCCTGCGTCGCGCAACCATTCAGCTGTCGCCAGATACTCGCCGGACGTTACGTAGGTGCCGACGACAAGCCGGACAAGGCCGGTCAACGTGCTGTGCCGCGATGCGTCGAGCCAGTTGGAATGTGACTCGGCGTATAGCTGGAATTTGGTCTCGACTTCCTCTTGAAACTCTTCGGCCCATACTTCATCCAGGCCAAGCACTTTGTACTTCGGCTGCGAGTTAAGAATGAACTGCGCGCCGACAATCGAATCGCGGTGCGTGGCTACCGTGCCGGTCGCGTAGCCGTCGTGCCGGGTGAGGTCACGCGCGCTTGCGTCGATGCGTCGTTTGTCCGGCAACATCTCCGCGTCAGCCGAGCGAACAGCGGCGCTGTTCATAGCCAGCTCGCGGCTCAAACGACTTGCGCCGTCGTTACCGCCACGCATCGCCAACTGCTCGCCCTGCACTGTGATGATCTCTCGCGACATTACATGCACACCGATATGGGACGGTAGTTAGGCGTTCCTTGCCCGAGTTGTCGTTGCAGGT